TATCCCGATTCCACATTCGGGGCAACCAGTTCTTTCGACATAATCACCGATTTCTACTTCCCATCGTTGTACCCAATGCCCGTGTCCGCATTGGGTACATTGAAACCAACCTTGCTGGTTTTCGCTTTCAGACATTTCTATTCTTTCTAAAAGCACCAACCGCTTCGGGCCATAGGTCTGTCGCGATTTCAAGACACGCTTCGGCAACCTTTTGAATTTCCCATTGAGCGCCTTCGTGAGTTCGCAGGTCGATAAACTTCAGTAGATTGGAAAGATTTACGGTTCCGTAAAACTCTGTGTAAAGGTTCTGTGGTAGAATGCCTCTTGCTTGCTCTCGGCAAACGCCTGCTTCCATAAGATCGTTGTAAAGTTTGACTGCTTTTTCATTCCAATCTTGAATAACCCTTGACGCATCGCCTTGGAAACCGGCGTTGTTGTAAGGAACTGGAACCATAGGGTTGATTAGTTCTTCTGCGTTGGATGCTTGTCGGTTTGACTTGTGTTGGGTTCGGAAACTTGCTGGTTCATAGAACGCAAGGTTCTCGTCCGTATAGCGTCTTGAAATCTCGTTGTAAGACCAAGTGCGGTGTCGGTGGTGTTGCGAGCGCACAAAAAGAGGAACGACAAACCTGAAAGTAACAAGGTTATGCTCAAAAGTAGAGGTGTGCTTATGATCAACAAGATAAGAAATAAGCTTTTTGTCTCTTTCGTCCAGTTCATCTTTGTGCTTTCCAAAACTAACTCTTGCTGAATTTACGATTGTAAGACAATCGCCCATATGCTGTATATACTCTACTTTTCCGATACCATCACCGTAGAGGTCAATTGATTTATTATACGCCGTATTCATTGATAATCCTTAGTCCTTCTAGTATTGCTTCAATCCTGTTTTCTTTCACAGGATAGGTTCTGACTTCTCGATACCGATAAGGCACGATAAGTTCAAATGCTTCCGGCCATTCAACCATGTCGTCTACGAAACCGAAGAGTGGATGGATGAACATTCCTGACTCTGCTAGTATACCATGTTCAATGGCTCCGAGAGTAGCTGGATCTGTCAAGACTGGGAAAATAAACGAATTACCCTTGAGCTTCCTTGCAGTATCCGCATCGCCAATCCGTTGCATGTAGCCAGTAGAGCCGTCATGATAGGCTGGATGGATGTAGAGCATTCCCGGAAGCCATTCAAAGCATTCCATCTTAGAACATTCTCTGCCCATGCGGTCAACCTCGTTCAAATCTACCTCGTATTTCATGGGTCACTCCTATCAAACCTTGTAGGTCGGGCAAGTTTTCTCTGTTCATTACATGGTTCACAAAGTGTTCTAATCCAACCTTCGTTTGTCTGTTTACCGGGGTTGCCACAGGTTTCACAAGTCTGTTGGCTCAGATAACTGACAGTCGAGATCACGCCATCAACAAAGTCATTTCCGCCTGTGTAATAGATGCGAAGACCGCCAAACTTCTCTTTGACTTGGGTGTATTCAACTGGTGGGCACTTGTTGTATTTGATCTGATGTGAAATAAGAGCGCAGGCCGAATCGATGAGGTTATACCAACCATCTCCGCATTCAAGCCCCCAACACATACAAGTTTGGGACATAGGAAGGTCTTTCTGACGGAAGATGTCAGGGTATTTCTCGTAAAGTTTGCTTTCAAGTTCTTGTTTCATTTTGTTTTTTCCAACTGTTCGATTTGCCGGTCCAAATACCAGCGGGCTTTCTTTAGATCTTCTAACACTCTATTGTGCTTCTTACCAGCCCGTGAAATGTATTTGACAACATTTCCAAGATGGAAGCCAAGCTCCCAAGCTTCAATAACCTTGATTGCCTCGTACTGATTGTTGGCTCCACCGTAATGTGAAGGATGGTTTACAATTTCAGACATTATTCAGTCCACGAAGCGATAATGTGGTTTTCAAGGATGAATGCATAGTCCTGACCACGGATGCTAACGGTTTCAAGCAAGTGTGTCGGAAACACAACCTTAGTACCGGGGAAATACTCAGAGGTGCAGTCCAAAGAAGACTTTACCACTTCTGCGATAGCAAACTCGCTTAGGACTTCCTTTGACGACTTGAAATCTTCAGGAAGCAAGATCAAAGGTGCTTGCTCTTCCAAACCGGGAAGTGAAGCTTCGGGAAGGACGTACAGCCTTCTGTTTTGTGGTTCTAGGTTACTCATCAATACTCCATAAATTTGTTCAGTTCAATAGCTCGCTCATGCAACTTGTACTTATCAGTTTGCATGAACTCATCATGCAAACGCTTGCAACGCTTGCAAATAAATCGGACACAGATGTTATTGCCGCGCATTGCTTGGATGTGAGTTGTAGCAACCCAATTATGCTTCTGCTTACCAGTGGCAGAAGCAGGGCAATCTTCCATTTGTTTATCGTTTTCGAGAAGATAGTTGAGCTTCATTACGCCCTCCAACTCTTATAGTATAACCGAAGAGCTAAAGGGCGTCAAGGCTCGGGTGCAAAAAAACTATCTCTTGGCTCGTTGTTGCATCAAGTAAATAAATGTCTCAATGTCGTTTGCATGAGCAGCTAGCATGTCATTGACACCTAGCGGCAATTCACCAGCTTCTTCTAGTTGATCGAATACATCAGTCATAAGCTGGTGATGGTCTTGCAGCATTTGCAAACCAGTGTCGATGATACCCTCTTCATCCATTGAAGCTGGGCTTTCGTAGTTGGACATAACTTCCATAGCTTTCTTGGTATTGCACATTGGACAACCCATCATGTCGTCGCTGGTGTTGCCTATTGCCTTTTCAACTGCTTCGTCGTACTCCATAGTTGACCGCCGCGAATAGAGCCGATGTATTGTCCCATAAGATCCTTGAACAGTGAAGAAGCTTGTGGTCCTTTGGATAGAACTACAGCTACTTCTTCCAAGATAATCTTCTTGAGTTGTGATTTGGTTAGTTTCATCATTGTCGTCCTTTATTGTTCTCAAAACTGCTGTTGTGCGCCTCATAACGTATCTGCTTTTCAATAATCGAAGTCCACTTATCAAATGTTTCAACGGGAACATCATGGGGAAGAACTCGCATGTTCACAAGTGCTGCAATGATTTCAACACAAATGTCTTTGATGTTCTTTTCGTTGATAATAAAATCGTTCATTTTGTTGTCCAATTCTTCTTTGATAATCTGACGAAGTTGTGCGGTTGTGATCTTCATTATTGTTCTCCCAATCACAAATAAATAGTCCTTTCTGCCTGTTATTTGACAGAAAGGACAAATTTATTACCTATCTCACTTGATTTCGCACGCACCGCTATTGTTTTCAGCAACCTTCTTACACATTTCAATAAAATAATGTTGAGAATAAGTTCTTTTCATAAAGTTTATGTGTTTATGGACCCACTGAATGTTGTCAAGCGTGTATCCTTTTGAACTATCTATTCTATCGACAGAAGCGTCGTTGTATTTTGAACTACCACTTATTGTCAAAGGGACTCCAGATAAAGCACATTTTCTATCTTGTTTTATGAATAGATCCCAAATGTCTTTGGCAGTTACTTCAACAGGAACTTTTGTTCTTTTATTTTGTTTTCTTTCTCGTAAAATGTGTGAGTGAAACCAATTCCCGCTTATTTCTTCATAACCTGTCCATTGAGAGTGCCTTGGCCCTCTTTTGACCGATTGGCAACCACAGCTTTTTACTGGTTGAACTTTTCTTGTAAGGTGATCGCTAGATAAAACTTTTTCTTTTCCGCAATCACACTTACATAACCAAGTTGATTTTCCCTGCCTATCGCTAGCGGCCCTGCTTATTACAGTCAAATGATGAAATTTCTTACCTGTCAAATCTATCAATCTTGAACCCATTTCACAACCTCCTCCTACACTAAACTAAATAGTTTGCGAAATAGAAAGAGGCTGTGAAAAAGCAATTATTTCAAGTCACAACTTCCACCGCCCGCGCACGCAGCCTGATCTGTGAGGTTTGTGTTGTCGTCTGCTTCGTGAACATAGTTGAGGTCAATTGATTTTAGAGCCTCAAATAGTTTGTTATAAGTTTCTGCGGAAACATTGTGGGTGTTTTGACCTTTCTTGTGTCCTGACTTGATCCAAGTTTGACTTACCTTCTTTACTCTCTCTAGAAGATCAAGAGCGGATTCGGTTCGCACGATTGACCCTTCTGGTGCTTTCTGGGGGACAGAAATAACAGCGGTGTCGTGAGGACGGAAGTATTCGTCTTCAATAAGTTCTGGGTGGTTCTCGGCAAGGTAGGTGTAGATTGCTTCATTCTTGCCCACACGGATGCGACGAATGTAAGTGTCGTTGTGCCAAGCGTGAATGCCTGACGAGGTTCCAAGGACAAGTGAGGTTGTTCCAGAAGGCTTAACGCAGGTTGTTCTTGCTGCTGGGTTGATACCTAGTAGTTTTGCTACTCTTGCGTTTTCTTCTCTCACAACTTCGCCTGCTTTTGTCATGTCAAGATCAAGAACCTTACCAGAAGCAATGCCGGTCATTCCAACGCCGATTAGAGCGTCCTTCTCAGTTGTGCGTTGCCAAACTGGACGAAGGTAGTGGAAGTCGGTGTAAGACGCTTGTAGAGTGCCAATAAAGGCAGCAGCACGAACTCTTGCTTCATAGTCCTCTTGTGTCTCAACATCACTTACATTTACTTCTGTAAGATTGCAGAACTGGTAAGGACGAAGTGCGATTTCACAGCAAGGGTTTGTTCCCCAATCTTTATCATTGTTTAGATAAATGCCGGGTTCGCCTGAACCGCTTTCGCGAATGCGTTGCCATAGATCCAAGAAGTATTCCTTATCAATCTTGTGGCGAAGAAGAACGGCAGAGTTGTTGGCACGACCGCGTTGTGGGTTTGTCTCCCACCAATTACCCGACTTGCAAGCAATCATTTCGTCATCGTCGGCAGAGAATAGTGAGATGAGAGCAGCACGACGAATACCACCAGCAAGAACTGCGTCAGCAATGTGACACATAATGTCGTGGCATTCAATAGGAGTTAGCTTTTCTCCGTCTCTCTTTGCATTCAACATTCCGTCAATCTTGACCAAACACTCAACTAGTGGCTGTGGTCCCGGTGCTTTACCACCGGAAGTTACCAAACGAGCGCCCTTTGGACGAACATCTGAGAAGTCGAAGCGAATTCGGCTTGTACCTCGGAAGTAAGACTGTAGGAGAACGCGAACGGCGTCTGCCCAACCTTCGATGCTGTCTCCAACAAGGAAACGCTTTTCGCGACCGGATGGGCGACGGATCTCAGGTAGTTTCTCAACATGGTGTTTTTGGACTGAGAAGCCAACACCTGTTCCGCCCAAAAGCAAGAACATTGCCTCTGAGAATGAGCGAAGATCATCAATAGGCATAAAAGCGCAGTTGAAGATCCTGTTTGGAGCAATCTCGATTGGCTTGCCACCAAATTGCATTGAACGCATTGAAGGCAATACCTGACGATTGATAACAAACTTGTAAGCATCCTTTATCTCTTGTTCAAGATGAGGATACTTCTTGATGTGCATTTGCATGTTGCGTTCCGTGATTTCTTCATAAGATTCACGGCGGTATTCTTCAGGAAGATACCTTGCGTACTTCATGTGGACTGTGATGTCCGACAAAATTCTAGTTGCTAGATTCATTTGATGTGTTCTCCGTTCCTTGTGTTCTTAGTGATTGTCTAAACTTCTTATACTTATCTTTGAGTCTCTGAGCTTGATCTTTGGCTGTTAGATTTGTTGTTGGGCCAAGTGACAAGGGATCTTGATTTGTGTTTTGAACCTTCATACCAATGTGAACGTTGCGAGTGTTCATGTCAATAGGGAATACGATTCCATCAGGTCCAAACCGATTCTTGGCGACAAAGATCCTACCGCTATTTGTTTGCTTATCTTCGACCGTGCGGGAAACCGTGAAGATGAAGTCTGCTACGAAACACTTTGAAAATGCTTCTGAGATTGACTCCATTGTAATAACTTCAGCGTTCAACCCTGAGCGATTTGTCTGTGAAGCAGTCCAGATAGGGCATTGGAACTGCTGTGCCAATCCTCTAAGTCCCTCGTAAATTGATTCTAGCTCATTCCTCTTTTCTTTATCTCTTGTGACAGGCTTTAGCAAGTCACCATAGTCTACCACAACCATGTCAACTTTGACACCCTTTGCTCGCAGCCTTTCAAGGTGCGATTGGAGGGTATTCACGCTAGCTGTCTTGGTGGGGTATTCCTTGATAACTAGTGCGCCGGGAACCTCCTCGACTGATTGACGGATGATTTCTTTATGGTCCATCAGTTCGCTTAGAGGAAGTTGTGTAATGCAACTATCGTATCTTTGCGCGATAACGGTGTCTGATAGCTCTAGGGTGTAGTGGACTACCGTTTTACCTTGCTTGACTGCTTGCGCGCCCAAATGCACCAATACCATCGATTTACCGGCACCCGTAGGGGCGATGACAACACCCAACTCACCCTTGCCAATACCGCCACCGGTAATCTGGTCAATTTCTGACCATGTGGTGGGAATGGGATCTCTTGACTTTAGTTCGAAACGACGTTCGAAATCCTTTAGATAATCATACCCAAAGTCTGTAGATGAGCCAAGCTTTACAGCATCCGTGATAAGCTTTGTGATTTCATCAAATGAAGCTGTATTGATTAGCTTCGCAGACTTGATCATTACTTCTTTTAGCTTTTGCTTTTTGCAAAAATCAAGTGAAGTATCCTTGATGAACTCTGATTGCTCTACTTCTTCCCTAGCGAATACCCTTGCTACGAAATCAACAACTTGCTTCTTTGTAGCATCGTTCTCGTCATTCAGACCAGACTTGATAATAGTCACCATGGTCTTACGACTTGGATGAATTTTATACTTTGTCCTGTGTTCAACAATCTTCTCGACAAATACACGAAGATACTTTAGTTCCAAGAAATTTGGATCAAATACTTCAAGAAGTTGATCAGCGAAAGGCCGATCATCGAGAATCAAGCTACATAGGTCTTCTTGGAAAGACTTGCCGTACTGTGCGAAGTTTACCGGCTTCTGTTCCAACATTAGTGTACCTCTTCTTTGTAGATCTCTATCATAACCGAATCACTGTGCATGGTCAAGCTGTTTGCTGTTGCTTGACACAATCCGTCGAAGGCTAACAGTAATGTCAGACCAATCGAAAGCTGCAAAGCCGTTCTTCAGCGAGAGCGACTTCAAGTTGGTGATGTTCAGATCAAAAGCAAAGTTATCCAAAGCATAATTGACCTTCTCTTTGCCTTGAATGGAAATCGATGGAGGTGTCAAGTTCATCATCTTGTAATTGCTTTCAACAACCGGAAAGTTGCTAGCAATGCTCTTGTAGGCAGCAGATGCCTTTTGGTTGTCTTGACAGTATTGCAAAATGTCAGGAAGGAAGTAGCTCTTGGTCTCTTTCAAGAAAGGAAACCGCTTAGCAACCGTAGGAAGCCCGATACCACTGATACCGGGAAGATTGTCTGACTTATCGCCAGAGATAGCCCTAGCAACAGCAAAGTTCTCAGGTGCAATCCCGAACTCCTCAATAACATTCTTGGTAGTGTGAATTTGCTTTTGAATAGGACGGAACAAGATTGTTTCCTCATTCAGAAGTTGCAAGAAGTCCTTATCGGAAGATACAATAACCTTCTGCCAACCAGCATAGTTCTGATGAGAGCAGACGTATGAAATAAGATCGTCTGCCTCAACATGCTCAAGCATAAGCTGAACAATAGGCATTTCGTTCAGAACTTCAAGCAGCAAGGAATGTTGCCAAACTTGATTTTCCTTTTGGCTTTGCTCATTCATACCTTCCACTTGGTAGTTGGTACGGATAGGCTTACGACCAGCCTTATACTCCTTGACAATCTCACGACGCTTCTGAGAGCCGCCGGGACCATCCCAACAGATAACGACTTGGGTAGGCTTTAGCTCGCGCATAAGCTTGTTGAGTGACCCAAGAAAACCAACAACTCCACCAATAGGGTTACCATTGGTTGAGATAGATGGATTGACAATGTAGCCTCGCAGGTACATGTTCAAACCATCAATAATCATAACTCGCTTAGCATTATCAGTCGCCATTGGTTACCTCCTTCTTTTGCGGTTGCCTAGTCTGATAGAAAAGATCATCATCCGTCAAGCCAGCATTCAACTTGATACTGGCCACATGTTCATCATCAACGGTGTAAACCACCTTCTTGATCCCGACATGTTCCATAACGCGGAGACACATCGGACACGGCTTAGAAAGCCGAAAGTCATTACGCTTACCAACACGGGCGACATACATAACAGCCCCATCGGTAACGTCGCGAGCAATGCCAAGAACAGCACCGACCTCGGCGTGTTGCGTGGCATGACCACAGTTATGATTGCGAAAACGATTTGCCCACCAAACAGAACGCAAATCGTTGCAAGACGTATTGATAACAGAACCACCCTTGACAAGCACGGCACCATGCCGATAGTCGGGCGAATCCGAACTGGTCGCAATCTTCTTAGCCAGTTCCAAATACCTACGCTGGCGCTTAGTCAAACTCATGAACCCCTCATACGCTTTTATTATAACGCATGAGGGGCTACGAGTCGAGCAGCAAGCTGTCAAGCGATTGTCAGTCTAGCTCGCTTGGTTCAGAATCAATGTCGAAGTAATCTTCAGCATTGCCTTCTCTAGTTTCGAACTTGACAATAATCTCTTCATCCATCAATTGCAGAACGCGATCTCTGAACTTCTGAGATTCCAGCTTTTCTTTCCAGTTAGCTGCTTGGAACTTCTCTTTAGTACCATCTTCATAGACCAACGAGAACCAAGCACCAGCTTGCTCTAGATGCTTAGACGACTTGACTGCATTGAACCAGCTTTCTTCGTCTTGAACCTTAGCGAGACCACCAGCCCAAATAATCTTGAAGGTACATTCGCGGTTCAATGAACCGAAACGAGACTTCTTGATCTTGGCTTTTACTTCTGAACCGATAGGGTATCCACGTTCATCTAGAATGTAGCTATCCTTAGCTTTACGACCAGTCAACCAAATACGCAATGAATAAGCGTATGCTGGCGCCTTACCACCGGGAGTAAAGTAAGGATCGGTCAAAAGCTCAGCCCTATTCGAAGTAATGTTCGTCTTTAGCTGATTTAGAATTAGAAGGGTAGACTTAGTATTAGCAATAGGAATTGTTAGCTTTGAGAATGCCCTAGAAAGAATTCTAGGCTTCATAGCCATAGACGACATAGGATCGAATGAACCTTCAACGTCTGCTGCTGCTGGTGTGTTAGCTAGCGAATCCCAAATAAAGAACATTGATCCGTTATTAGCAGATAGAAGCTCTTCAATTGTTTCCAATACTAGTTCTGTTGTTGTTGCCTGAATGTACAAGAGCTTATCTAGATCACAACCAGTAGCTTCCAAAAACTCTGGATCTACTGCTGATTCTGAATCGAAATAAACTACGTCCATTCCTTTGGCCATAGCGTTAGCTGCAATCTGAGCAGCCATGTAGGATTTACCAGTACCTTCTAGACCGGCAATCTCTGTAATCTTTCCAACGGGAATACCAGCAAGCTTTCCACGACAGATGATTGAATCTAGCCAACGCGCTCCTGTAGGTACCCAATCGGTTACCTCTGTAGGATTTTCTTTGGATAGATCGTGAGCAATCTCTTGTCCGTATTTCTTATTGACAAGGTTTCTCATCTCTGCAATGGATAGTTTGCCCGGCTTCGCTTCTGTCTTACGGGCCATGAAAACTCCATTTAGTTTGTTGTAAATGCGTGCGCTCTAGAATGATCTTTGCTAACAACATAAACTTTATTCATAGCTTCAGATACTTGTACTACGTCTGGTTCTTCTTTGCTGTTCATGGCAATGAAAAACGGCAGCGCAGACCAAAGCAAAATCATCATGAATCAAACTGATACAAACGCTCGTCTTCTTCTTTCATACCCATACTCCGAAGCCGGAGTGCCGAAGCACTCCGGTCGAGTATAAGTAGTTTTTATCACTTACTACCGGCACTGATTTCGCGGAAAACAGAGTTCAAAAGGTCGTCTTCCGAGCCAGTATCTGCATTATACTTCTGAATTTCTGGTCCAGCGCCATTCTGATCGCTTAGGAACTCATCAAGAAGATTGGTAATCTGCTGTGCGGTTAGACGCTCAAAGAGCGTATCAAACGCTGGCATGTTATCAAGCAACTCGGCACAACGTACTGCTCCACCGATTGCCTTAGAGCAAAGCGTCGAAGTCTTACGGCGAGGTGCAACATCAGTCTCTGCGAACATGCGACCAGTCTTTGTGGAGTAGGAAATTGTCAAGTCAGTTCCTTCCTCAGTATCAGTAATGTCACCATAGTCAGGGTTCAGAACAAGGCTTAGAAGCTTCTTGTAAACGGTTCCACCGTAACCCCAAACACGGACACCCTTATCTTCCTCACCACGAACCAAAACAGGTGAGAAGTAACGCTCCTTCACGAATAGCGACTTAGCAAGCTTCTTATCTTCATCGTCGTTGTTTGCGACACCATCACGCCAAGTTTGTGATGCGAACTCACAGATTGGGCATTGCTCGCCAAAGTTCTTCTTCAGACATAGGACGGTCTTACGCTTGCCGCCAACTTCAAGGTAGTGGAAGTGGAAATCACGGAATGGATCACCATCCGATGGGCACACAATGCGAATGTCCTGCTCGCCCTCTACGGGCTTCCAAAAGGTAGATACCTTGCTAGAAGTGTCACCCTTGTTCTCAGTTGCAGAAAGCTTAGCCTTCATCTTATTGATATCAATAGCCATTTTAGTTTTTCCTTTTTGTTAGTTGTGAGATTTACTCTAAAGTCAGTAAGAAGATTTATTCTTACCGCTGCTCTTGTACGAATGAAGTATGTTCCAAGACATACACTAAATCTCTATCGTATTTTGTTGGATAGAAACTGAATGAAACGGATTTGGTTTCCGTTGTGCTAGTTCTTACTTCTTCTTTGGCACGCTTCAACAGGTCGTTCGATTTCGATAACCGTGACTCGTTGATAGCATAAATGTAACACTCTTCTCTTACGCTGTCAATGCTGTAGAACATCTTTTTCTGACCTGTTTGCAAATCCTTGACGCCAACAGTGGAGATACGATTTGTTTCAGACGGGTCTTCGAAAGAACCCATTACAGGGCGATTATTCCGATAGACATTCAGCATGTGAAAAGTATCAGTAATCAAAGCGTTGATTTGGTCCCAATAACCAATAACGGGCAATTCACCTGCTATTTCTTCAACACTTTGGTTACTTACTAAATAGATCCGACCGAACATTCCTGATCGCGCAAAGTGCTGCAACACATTGATCAAGACCTTCTGATGAAGTGCTTTCTTTGGGTTCAGCGATAAGGGATCTGCTTGAATGCAGATAACAGTGATTGTTCGATCCTTGATACTTTCCAAGATTCGGAGAGACAGAGCAGAGGCAAGAGAACCACCACTCGTTATCATTATAACATCATCGCTGGTCAATGTGCCATTCAACATTGTCAAGTCTATGTTAGTTGCTTCATACGCTTCGGGATCAGTATGCTTCTTGATACGAATAGTCCTTTCTACTTGTTGTTCGTGGTCAACACAAACAACATTGTATTGTGGATGCCGTTCAAACTGAGCAGCAATCCTAGAGCCTACGCCGCCTAGACCTATTACGTTCATAGTTCAATAACCTTTAGATTTTCAAAATCATTTCCCGCTTTCAATGTTGCAACAAACCCTTCTTTGCGAACAAGCTTCAGGATTGGCAAAATCAAATTCCGTTCAGACCAATCAAAGTCGATTATGATCGAATCGTGAATTGAGAAAGCAAGATAAGACTTCTTACCTTTCAAGAGATCAAAGATCTCAATAAGTTTTCTACCAACGTAATCTGCCGTTGTGCTTTGGACCAAATAAGAAATGGCATGTTCCTTATCACACTGGATCCTCCTGCCAAAAGGATTTTCAACTGCTTCACCATCCCAACACTCCCTTAGTAAGTAATCACGACCATAAACTTTCTCTAGTCGATTGTCTCTCTTATCTAGATCGTACAACCAACCAAAGATCATCTTCTTTGCCAAGTCTCTATCTGTATCCTTACCAAACACATTTTGGATGTTCCAATCGTGAATGTCGATGTTTGGCTGGTCTTTTCCTTGGATCAAGAACAAAGATCGCAGATCAGCGGCATTATAATCGATTTCCAAGAACATGTCATTTGTTGGCTTGATAAACCGTCGAAGGTCTTTGTCAAACCGAAGAATAGGAAATGAATCCTTGGTTGTAGATAAACGACCGGTCTTAGACGAGAAAGAGTTATACACAATCTTTCGCGGGTATTCTCTCAGCTTTTCAGCAAAGTCTCTGACCTTCTTTCTATGCTTTTCTTGTTGCATAGCTGCTGTGTCAATTATCAGCCTACGATTCGAAATGTCATGAAGAACTTCTTGTAGTCTAACAAGGTAATCATGATTACTAGGCTTCTCAACATTGTTGAAAATCCAATCGCAAATCTTATTCTTTACCTTTGCATAGTCTTCCAAGAAACCCTTGCTAACCAAATCATAGAAGCAATTCTCATTCATGTTGATCTTTGCCAATAGGAAAGAACGGTATAGAGCCTTCAACTTCGAACTAGCTTTATCGTACTCTTCTTTGCATTCTTCGGGACAAACTTCATCAAGTTCTTTGCCACCAACATAGATCTTGGCGAAGTCAATACCCGAAGGCAAATAGGGTGCCCAACCCCAAGTACGGTTGAAGCTAGAGAAATCTACATTGTCAATTCCCGACAGTCTGTTATCAGCAAATACAGCAGCGCATTCGTTCTTGGAATCAAACGTCTGGAAAATCATTCGGCCCTCGTACAATGAATGTAGCATCGTACCGCAGGGCCGTCAAGTCAAAAACTTGTCACTGGTTCGACAACTGGATTGCACGGTTGAGGACACGTTCATGATCCATTCCGAAGCAATCGATCTTTCTATCTGTGATGTGGAAGTGATTTACGAATCCGCTAAAACCAGACCAATTGATTGTCTTATCGAATCTATCTGGCATTTGCAATGGGATTCCATGAGCGCGGTGAACAGCTTCCCACAAAGAAGCTAAATCCAAATGGCTATCGATCATGCCGCCATGACCCTTGACTGCTTTGGTAAGTGGTCGTGGACCAAAACCGTTCTTGACATACCAATCTTGATGCTTTGTGTAGTAAGCGTTAGATACTTCCACACCAATCGAAACCTCGTTAGCTGGTGAGGCGTGCCATGCTATGTTAGCTGTGTCGAGGTATTGGTAGATTGTACCATCATTATCAATCGAGAAGTGAACTGACAGACCTCGATCCTTCAAAACATTATAACAACTGGCTGCTGATAAGCAGACATCCCAATGTGTTACGAACAAGTTTGGGTTTCTGCTAGTCTTCTTCACAAAGCCTTTTGTTAGGACGAAACCACCTTTATCCTTCCAAGTAACAGCTTTACCTGATTTTAGAGGTATCTCTTTACCATTGCAGATAATACGGCTCCCGCTCCATACTGGTGCCACTGGCTTTACATCATCTGCTCTATCTTTCTCAAGTATGATCCTACGATAAGTGTTCGGACCCAACATACCATCGGCAGTTAGATTGTAACGCTTCTGGAATGCCTTGACAGCCTCCACAAAATCTTCATCAATTTTTGACAACCCTAAGATGCCAGCATTCCAGCCGATTCTCTTTGATTCGTCTAGGTTATATTGCAGTGCTTTAGACATTTTCTTTCTCCTCAGTAATCATAACGTGTTAGTCTAATAAGTGCAAGAGCTTCTTCAACAGTAAATTCACCTTTACTCATAAAGCCTTTCTTATCTAATCTAATAGCTTCGACAGCTAATCTCATTTTTTCATTTATATATTTTAGACTAGTATCTAAACCATA